TTTGAACAAAACTCAATTGCAACAAGAAACCAATTCTTAAGTCAAGTAAATCCATACTTAACATCAGTACAACAAAGACAAGGTTTATATGCATTCAGAGTAATAATGGACGATTCAAACAACACACCAGATGTAATCGATAGAAATCAATTAGTAGGTCAAATATACATTCAACCAACTAAAACAGCTGAATTCATATACTTAGACTTCAACATTCTTCCAACAGGAGTAACATTTCCTGCTTAATTAAACAACTTAAAATAAGATAAGGTACCTTTGGGTACCTTACTTTTTTTTCACATATGTATAACAAAACATAATAAAATGGCAGTACTAGATCCAAACGAAATATTTTTCACAGCATTTGAACCTAAACAACAAAACCGCTTCATAATGTATATTGATGGTATACCTTCATATATTGTTAAAGGAGTAGGAGCAGTAACTTTAACCCAAGATACAGTAACCCTTAACCACATGAACGTACAACGTTATGTAAAAGGAAAATCAAAATGGGGTACAATAAACTTTACATTATTTGATCCTATCACCCCATCTGGAGCTCAAGCAGTAATGGAGTGGGTACGTTTACATCACGAATCTGTAACAGGTAGAGATGGTTATTCTGACTTTTACAAGAAAGATTTAACACTTAATATCTTAGGACCTGTTGGTGATATCGTAAGTGAGTGGGTATTAAAAGGATGTATTATAACTAATGCTGAATTTGGTGAATACAGCTGGGATAACGAATCAGCAGCTCAAAACCTTACAATGACTGTTCAACCAGATTATTGTGTATTAAACTTCTAAAATTATATTTTATATAATAAACCAAATCAACCTATAAAGAATACCCACAGAGATGTGGGTATTTACATTCCCTTTAATATATTTATAATAAAACACAAAAATGGCAAAACAATTATTAAACGAAGAATTTCAACGTATGCAAAAATTAGCAGGTATTATTACTGAAGTTGAACAACAATCGCCTAATGATGAAGCTAAAGTAGAGAAAAATGTAGAAGCAGGATTAGAAAAATTACTTAAAACAATAGACTCTGCTAAACAAAGTGTTAAACCATCTCCTAAAGATGGTGAATTAAATGAACTCCTATTAACATTAGGATCACTTGTAGCAGGAGCACCAGGATTATTAAATCTTCTTGGAAAAGCAGTTACTGGAGTAGTTGATTTCTTTTCATTAGATAATGTAGATCATACAACATTAGGTGATGCTTTACAAAAATATGGTCGTAAATTAGAACATAAATATATTGAATCAATAGCAGGGTGGTTACAATTAGCTTTTCCTAAAAAATTTAAAGGACAAGATCCACACGATGAAAAATCAGATCTTTACGATAAAGCCCATGGTATATATGCCGCTGTATTAGCAGGAGCAGCCATATCATCTGGTGTAGAAGCATTTAATGCTGTCTCAACAATCCTTAAAGGACTTGAAGGTGGGTTATCTGCTTTTAAAACAGCAGAAGTAATAGGTTTAGCTAAAAATATAGCAAAATATTAATCTTATATAAAATAAACCATGAATATATCAGAACTAAGACAATTAATTAGAGAAGAACTTAGAGAACTAAAACCAGAAAAATGGGAAGCAATCCCAATGCCTGCAGAATATAAATACAGGTTAGTGTACATGTATTCAGACAAACCAGAATATCAAATATTTTTAAAGACAGAACCAAAAGATGAAAACTATACATCTTTTTTAAAAATAGCTCCAAAACCAATGGAAATGGGTGATGGAATAATATTATTAGATGCTAATAATAAAATGGTTAATTTTGTACGACTTACTAAAAAAGATACATTAGCACCTAGTCAAGTAAGACCAGGAGAGTTATCTCCAATGACAGTATAATTTTATATATAAAATAAATAAATAAATAAACAATGAAACAACACGAATTAAGACAACTAATTAGAGAAGAAATTAGTAAAATAATTAACGAAAAAGAAGCACTAACTCCAGATGAACAAAAAATAGTTGATGATATACTAAGTTCTATAAATGAGGGAATGTTTGATGACATGTTAGAAAAAGTTAAAAGCTATGCAAGGAAAGGATTAATGACTGTAGCTATATTAGCAAGCTTATTAAGTTCTCCAAACCTTACTCAAGCTCAAAAACAAAATATCAAAAATGCAGCTCAAACAGAAATGTCATCTTCAACTTCTAAAGGTGACGCTATACAATCATTAAATGCTGGTTTAAAATCAACAAATCCATTTGTTATAAATAGTAAAGATTTTAATACTAACAACCCATTTACTTCATGGAATTACGGTATTAATGGTAAAAATCGCAAAGCTACAGTTGGATTATCTATAAAGGTAGATAAAGGATCTAGTGATATTCTAATTGTAATAGATAAAGCTACTAATCAAGAAGAATCAACAGAATATGATATGATAGTATCATTAGCTAAATCTTTTGGATTTAAAGGAGAAACAAGTCTTTCTGGTGGATTAACTACTTTTAATATTTCTAAAGACAAAGTATCAGATGTTATATCATTTATGAAAAAAAGTGCACCTATATTGCAAAAAACACCATCTAAAACATTCAATAATAATTTTGGGGGTATAGGAAATTATGGACCAGCACAACCAGGACCAGCATTAAACGAAGCATTTCTCAAAATGCAAAAACTAGCTGGTATAAAATTAAATGAAAATGATGAAATTGATTATAATGATGATTTCATTGATTTAAATCTTTCATTCCAAGAATCACCAGATTATCATTCATATGATGAAGTGTTAGATATAATTAAATCATACGAAGATAAAGATATATTAGAGGATTTTAAATCAACCTTCCTTGAAGATGAAAAAGTCTATAAAGAAAACTACTCAGATTTTCTTAATGATTATATAGCTGATATGAGTGAAAAAGAATATATTCAAGCTAATTGGATTAGTATAACAGATCCTGACATATATGAAAAAGCAGGATTAGTATAAAGATTACATCAACCTATAAAGAATACCCACAGAAATGTGGGTATTTCCCTTTTCTTCATATATTTATATACAACAATAACGTTATATTAAAATACAATTTATGGAAGAAAACAAGTTCCCAACAGAAACAGTAGAATTACCCTCAAAAGGCGTAGTATACCCACCAGATCATCCTTTACGTAGTGGTAAAGTAGAAATGAAATACATGACCGCTAAAGAAGAAGACATTTTAACAAACCAAAATTACATTAAAAAAGGTATTGTACTAGACAAGCTTCTAGAATCACTAACCATGGGTAAATTTGACATTAAAGAATTAATAACGGGCGATAAAAACGCGTTACTTATATCTTCACGCATCTTGGGTTATGGTAAAGACTATACGTTTTCTTATGATGGTACTGAATATACTGTGGATTTAACTAAGCTAGAAAATAAGCCATTTGATGAAACTAAAGTAACACCTAGAGGTACATTTATGTTTACTTTACCAGCAACAGGCACTAAAGTAGAATTTAAACTCTTAAGCGATAGGGATAATGAAACAATTGACCAAGAAAATGAGAGTATGAAAAAATTCAATAAAGACTCATCATCAGAAGTAACAATTCGTTTAAAACATCAGATTGTATCAGTAGAAGGAGACAATGACAAAAATAGCATCCGTATGTTTGTAGAACAAATGCTAGCGCAAGATTCAAGAGCATTACGCAAATATATTAAAGATATGGCTCCAGATGTTAATTTATCTACTAATGTAAAAATAGATGGTGTTGAGGAGAGCATAGACATTCCAATTAGTCTTAGCTTTTTTTGGCCTGACCTCTAATACAGCACCACAACATAGAATGAATATATTCACCCAAATCCATGAAATAACATTTCATGGAAATGGTGGATATGATTACAATACAATCTACAATATGCCTATATGGTTACGTAATTTTACGTTTAATAAAATTAAAGAATGGTATGAAAAATCTAAACCTAAAGATGTAGATGACAGTTGGACAAACGGTGGAGCTAAAGCTGAAGCCGCTAAAAATAAAAAAGTAAAACCACCAGGGTATGTAACGAAGGCATCACGTAAAAAGTGATGTCTTCTCATATTTATCACATATAATATATTATGGCAGACGATTTAGAAAAAGATCTATCGAGATCAGAGAAACTTTTAAAAGATAGACTAACAAATGCTGGTAAAGTAGCTAAGGACATTACTAACAAAGCCTTTAGAGAATTAGTTGAAAATATTAATGAGTTTAGTAGATCTTTAGATAGTATATCTGATGCTTTAGAAGAACAATTAGATACATATAGTAAACTAAAACAACAAACTAAAACATTAGGTGAAAATTTAAATAGAAATTTAAAATTTGTTGATAAAAAGACAGATTTATCTCAAAGACTTGTAGGTATATATAAAGACCAAAACAAATTAATTGAAAAATTAACTAGAAACCAAGACGATTTACTAACTGGAGAACTTAGTTCTAAACAAGTTAATCAAGATTTAATTAAAACAAAATCCCAAAGTTTAAATATTTTATTAAGGCAAAGAGATATAAATGATGAAATAACAAGACAAAAAAGTAATCTTGAAGGAGCGGATATTGATGAAATTGAAAGTATAAATAATAAAATTCTAGGATTAGAAAAAATAAATGAAGAATTAGAATTAGAACAATCAAATTTAACAAATATATCAAAGGAACTGGAAGACCAGGCCAAAGCAGCTAAAGAAATAGAAACTAAAGTAGGAGTAGGAGGAAAATTACTAAGTGGATTTAAAAAAATACCAGTACTTGGAGATTTAATGGATATAGAGGGTGCAGAAACAGCAATGAAAGCTACAGCTGCTAATGGAGGGAGTATGTTTTCAACATTAGGAGCAGGTGCAAAAACTTTAGGTTCATCATTAATGAAAGCATTAGGTCCTTTAGCCTTAATAGATTTAGCAGTTAAAGCTATTCAATTCTTTGTAGAGGCTATGTTTGCTGCTGATGAGCGGGTTACTAAACTAGCCAAAGGAATGATGCTAAGTAAGGATGAAGCTGTGGGTGTATATAATAGTCTTAAAGATACCAAACTTGAAATGGACTCCATATATAACACAACTAAAGATGTAACTGAAGCTTTTACTGATTTGGTTGGTTTAACAGATTTTGTTACATCTGCTACTAATGAAATGATTGAATCCCAGATTATTTTAACTAAACATCTTGGTTTATCTAAAGAAGAAGCATTTGGTGTACAAGAAGCATTTGTTGCTTTTAATGTTGAGGCGGATAATGGTAAAGATATAGTATATGATCAAATAGCAGCCTTTGCAAATCAAAATAAATTAATTTCAACTGGTAAAGCAATATTTAATGATATTGCTAAAACAAGTAAACTAATACAAATAAACTTTAAAGGTAATTTAGGATCTTTAGTTAAAACAACACTAGAAGCTAAAAAATTAGGTTTAACTTTAGATCAAGTTACTAAAATAGGTAGTTCATTACTTAACTTTGAAGAATCAATATCAGCTGAATTAGAAGCAGAATTACTCACAGGTAAAGATCTAAACCTAGAAAAAGCCAGAGCATACGCTTTAAATCATGATATAGCAGGATTAGCTGAAGAAATATCAAGACAAGGTTTCACTCAGGAACGATTCGCAGAATATAATGTTATACAACAAGAAGCTATAGCTAAAGCATATGGGATGAGTGCTGAGGAAATGGGTGATATGTTATATAAACAAAAAGTATTAGAAAAGGTTGGAGGGCAAACATTAAAAAATTTACGTGAAAGAGCTAAAGCAACAGAAGATATTAATCTTCAAAATAAAGTAGCAGCACTTGAACAAGGAATATTAAGTGGTAAATCATTAGAAGAAGCAGAAAAATCAACAACTGCTCAAGAAAAATTTAATCAAGCTTTAGAACAAGCAAAAGAAATATTTACAGACTTAGTTGATGGTGGGTATTTAGAAGATCTTGCAGATGGTATAAAAAAATTCGCAGATTATATGACAGGTTCTAGTGATGAGGATCGTAAAATGAAAAAACGAGCTAGAGAACAAGCAAGTCAACTAGATGCTAAAGCTACAACACCTGAAGAAAAAGAAAGAATTGAACAATTAAAATTACAAAGTAAAGGATCAACACGAGGTATAGTGCAAAAGGGCTTATCTTTTGCAATAAACCCCCTTTATGGAGCTTATAAACTTTTTCAAGATTATTCAAAAGATTCAGAGGCAGATGCCGCTAGAGGAGAACTTGATGCTATGGCTAGAAATAAAAATATAAATGTAGATGCTAAAGACTTCACCATCAGAACCCTACCAGAAGATACAGTAGTAGGTATGGGTGGAACAGCTTTAGGTAGAACAGATGAAATGGTAGCATTACTAACACAACAAAACCAACATCTAGATAAACAAAACACTTTACTTGCTGGTATTTACAATAAAGAAGGCACAATTGTATTAAACGGTACAAAAATAGGTACAGGAATGAATGTAGGAGGATACAAAACCGCTTAATTCACATATTTATAACAAACAATAAAAACAAAAACTATGGGACTATTAAACATGTTAACAATTAACGGAACACCATTAAGTATAAATAATGGTGCAACCCCATCCATTAATCCTGGAGCAACTCAACAATCTAAATTACATGCTGATGGAAATTCACCATCATATTCAATAAATGGAGCTAATGCTCAAGCTGTAAACGCGGCTTATGTTGCTTACAATGATGGGTATAATAATGCTTTACCTCAACCATCACAATTAGATTTAAACGGTGTGACTCCATCACAATATTTAAATAATCTTCCTCAATAGTGGGTCTAGTCAATCTCACAACTAATCTTAAGTCTTTACGTTACGGGAAAGATCAGTTAGGTGGAGGATATAGTGGACAACCATATATAAAAGCCTCAATACCTGAAGGATTTAATAACCTTCAATTATCTAACAATGATTTTATCTTAAGGGGAGGAGCATTGGCTGCCAGAAATTCAGCTACAGATGTTTTGCGTTTAGGTAAAATGTTTACTGATACTAAATCACCTAACGGAGTATTATTTGTAGCAAAACAAAATTTATTATCTCGCACTGCCGTACGAACACAAGCTAGTACTGGTTTGCTAAATGAAGGAGTTTATACTCCTCTATCTACACTAGCTGAAGCTGGATTAGTAGCATTTGGAGGACATGTAAATAAACAAGGTTTAAACCCATTTGCTGGTACTGGTGCTTATTCTAATAATTCTAATCTATATGGAGTTAAAATAACATATACCCAACCATCAGCAGAAAACCGTTTAGTTAATTTATATCA